AGAAGATTCTAAAGACAAGCGATATTCTCTAGCAGAAATAGAGGATATAACAGCATTAACAAGTATTCCGAAAGAAGATAGAGAGGAAGTTTTAGAATATGCCGAGAGAAAGGGCATTAAACCATCTGAAGCTTTAAACTCACCATTAATAAAGACTTATCTTAGTCAACAGAAAGAAACTAGAAAAACATCTGATGCCTCCAATACAGGAGGAAGCAGACGTAGTACTAGCAAGAAATCTGATGAAGATATTATCAAAGACTTTGAGAAAGGAGTTGTTGATGATTCTGACAAAGGAATAGCAAGACTTGTTAAGGCACAAATGCAGGCTAAACAAGCCAAAAAAAGGACTTAAAAGTAGTGGTGGAGATATTTTTAGGGAGACGGTGGAATATTAACTAACCTAAAAATAAAAGTATGGCAAATACAATTGGTACTAGCACTTTATCGGAAGTATGGAGAATAAAGTATTTTAAATCTACACTAGAAATGTACTTAAGAAATGCTTTAGTTGCTGAAAAGGTTTTTAAGGTAGACAGAGGAGACGGACGTTATATCTCTAATCCTTATTTAACTGAAGCAACAGCAGCAATCGCAGCAATCGCAGGAACTTACGCAGTTTCTACAATGACAACTACTGATGAGAAGCTAACAGTTAGCGAACAGGTAACTTACGGAACTCACCTTTACGAGTTTGAACAAACTTTATCAAGAGTAGACCTTTATACTTCTTTTGTAGAAGAACTTTCTACAGCAGTAGCTACTAAGGCTGACCAGTATGTTCTAAACAAGGTTTTAGACGGAGCAGGAGAAAGTTATGATACTCCATCAGGAGGATTCGCTACAGCAGCAAACATTAACGAATGTATCGCTAATTTAACAGCTAAAGTAGCAGGATACAAAGAAAGTTATAGTAACGGAATGTTCTTAGTAATCGAGAACACAGACCTTCCAGGATTCATCCAAGCTGGTATGAGTAATGGATTTAACTTCGCAGATGCAACATTGAATAATGGATTCGCTGGTGTATATGGTGGAGTTGAAATCTATGTAATCAGAACTGGAACTTTTGTAACAGCTACATTAGGAACACTATCTGCAACTAATTCAGGACACAGACTATTTGGTATTAAAAACACAGCAGTTTATGCAGCACCTCGTGGAGTACAAATGGATGAAAAGAAAGTAACACTTAAAACAGGTAGAGAAATTGCAGTTTGGGCTAATATCGGAGCAGCAGTATGGACTCCTAAAGCAGACCTATTAGTAGACGTAACTTTAACAGATTAATTAACCTAACCTTTATGGAGAGTATTTGTGGAGCATAGCTATTTAGCTTCTCCACCGACTAGCAATGATACTTTGCTCTACTAAACTCTCCATAAAACCTAAACCTATGGGAAACAAATATAAGGCTAAGGAGGTTGAAGAAGTTAAAGAACCTACTAAAGCTAAACTAAGCGAGTTCCTTGAAGCTTATAAAAAACAAAATCCCAGAAAATTCAAGATTAAATGGGATAGAGGAGAACTAAAAGGCTATTAACTAATAACTAATAAAATGACTAAATTAAAAAAACTCGTAGCACAACGCAATATTGCTATGATTATCTTTTGCATAGTTGCTGTTTTAGGTGTTGGTTTAGTAGCTATGGCTTATAACAATCAAGCTAATACTGTAATGGAGAACGTAAACATAGAAACTTATAACGAAGCACCTGTTAATGACATGGAAGCACCTTTAGGCTCCATGACAAGCCCAGATGTATTCAGTTATCTAAAAGTTTACGGAAGATTTATGCAGGGTGGAAGCATCTTAGCAAGTTCAACTGATGCAACTGTAGGAACACTAACAGCAGCTCAATTCAGAGTTAATAAGCAACTAGACTACACTATTACAAACGCAGCGAACACTTTGACCCTAATGGCTACATCAACATTAAAGGGAATTATCCCAAATGCTGGTAACTGTATGGATTTCAAAATTAGAAACGTATCGACTACATCTGCATCTAGTACAACTATTGCAGCAGGAACTGGTATGGATTTAGTAGAGAATGAAAACGGAGACGTAGTTATTGAAGGTGGAAACGAAGCATACTTAAGATTTTGTAGAGAAACTGATACAGACGTAACTGTTTCAGTAGACGAATATCAAGCAGCAGATTAATTGCTCTTATACTCCCTCATTCTTGGGGGAGTAAATAGATTAACTAATATAAAAACACTATGAAATTTAGTAAGCAAAATTATATAGTCGCAACCATAACGACAGCTACACCTGCTGTAATAACCTCTAATGCTCACGAACTATATGCTGATGACACAATCGAGTTTATAACAAGTGGAGCTTTACCTACAGGCTTGGTAGTAGATACTACTTATCACGTTATTTTAAGTGGTATTACAGCTAATACATGGCAAATATCAGCGACAAGAGGTGGAACTGCACTAGCTACAACAGCAGACGGTTCAGGAGTACATCAATGGATTAAAACAAATAGAGCAAGAATTGAGCCTTTTGTAGAAGATAATAGATAAACTTATGGCAATAAAACCAATTACAATAAATGCACCACGTCAAGGCGTATCACAGTCTGCTCATGTCGGCTTTTCTGATATTCGTAATATGGATATTGATTCTGAACCTGGAGTTATTAAATTAAATACTATAATGGATAAGAAGTCTGCATCCACAGTAACAGGACAGATTAACTGGTTTGTTAGAAACCCTGTAACGCCAGCAGAGGTCTATGCTCTTGATAATGGTGGCAAAGTATACAAATCACTTAATAATGGCACCACATGGGCTTTAATGACTGGATTTACATCAGGAGGACATGGGAACGGACTAGCAATCTTTAAAAACTACCTAATAGTAGCTAGAGATGCTTTTTTAGATGTTTGTGGAGACGGAAGTGCTACAGGAATAGTAAATGCTAACTGGACTAATTCATGGCAAGCGATAGATAGCGATTTACTTTGGCATCCAATGTTAATAAGCACAAATGATAATAAACTTTACGGTGGAGCTGGTAAGTATGTTTATTCACTAGATGAAAATACAGGAGAAACCTTTGACCCTGGAACTCTTGCGACTTATGATTGGTCTGAACAAGCCTTAGACTTACCAAGCCCTCAACGGATTAAATGTATAGAAGAATTAGGAAACAACTTAATGCTAGGAACTTGGCAAGGAACAACCTTAGCAACTGAAAATAGAGTAGGAAATATTTATCCTTGGGATAGAAGCTCGGTATCATTCGGACAACCAATAATATCATCAGACTTCGGAGTACACGCTATGAAGAACGTAGGAAACTTATTAGTAGTCCTTACAGGTGTTTCAGGAATAATATCAAGATGTGATGGTGCTAATCTTTATGCAATCGGAAAAATACCAACAGATTTAAGTGGTGGTAAATATTTAGAATGGTATCCTGGAGCAATCGTTCAATACAAAGACAAGATATTCTTTGGAGTTGGTAACGGAGGAACTACTGCTATACCGAATCAAGGAGTTTACTCACTTTTACAAACAGGACAAGGAAATATATTAAATCTAGAACATGAAGTTTCTACATTAAATGACGGAACACTTAAACCTTTAAAGGTTAGTGCTTTATTGCCTATTACAAGAGATACTTTACTTACAGGTTGGAGAGATGATGACGAATACGGAATAGACCTTTCTTCTGCAACTTCTTATTCATACGGAACAGACTATTCAGGGTCTTTTACAAGTCCTTTATATACTACAGGAAGTGCTTTAAACGAACATAAGTTTACATCGTTAGAGTTTCAGTTATCTAAACCACTAAGAACAGGAGAAGGTATTAAATTCGAATATAGAAATAACTTAACAGATGATTTTACAGAGATAGTAACTTATGCCTTTGCCGATGTTGACGTCGGAGCTGTAGTATCTAAAAGTTGCGTAACAGAATTGCCAACAGAAATAAAAGTTTCAGAGCAAATACAGATGCGTGTTTCATTGTTAGGGACAACTACAACCACTCCAAACTTAGAAAATGTAACCATTAAATAACATGGCAGATAAACAAACAGTAGAATATAATTACTATCCTATCAGCCTAGCTGTTTCAGAGATTGATAAGAATGTTGCGTCTAATAGCCCAGCAGTACCACTTTCAGGAGAGAACATAGCTACAGTAGGAGGAGCTTCAATATTGCAGTCTAACTATATGCAGTCTACTAATTACTCTAAAGGAAATTCAGGTTGGAGAATAAACGCAGCAGGAGATGTAGAGTTCGGTAACGGATATTTTAGAGGAGATATAACTGGTGCTAGTGGAACATTTACAGGAACATTATCAGCAGCGACTGTTTTATATGGTAAAACATCTTTTGCAGATACAGCAGCAGGTTACATTATAAGCCCCTTAGGCGTATACATAGGAGCCTTAAACGACACTACAAGATTAAAATACACAGTATCAGATGGTTCTATAGATTTTATAGGTTCTCATTCATCAGGCTCAATTGGAGGAGTAGCTACAAGCTATGTAGTGCAGATAGCAACCTCGACAGCAGATATAGTACCGACAGGCTTTGCGATATCTGAAACAGGCATTACTTCAGCGATAGACGGGACACAGACTGCTTATGTAACATTAACTTGGACAGCAATATCATCTGATACTTTTAATTCTTATAAAATAAGATATAAGAAAAATTCTTTTACATATTATACATATATAAATAGCACAGAGAATACAGTCACGATTGAAGGCTTAACTCCTAATACCTCATATAACTTCGGAATAGCATCAGTAAACAAGTTTGGAACAGAATCAGCTTTTACAGACAACATAACAAGCGACACAGCATCCACTACAGTCGCACCAGCAACCGTTACAGCAGGCTCAGCTAATGCAGGCATACAATATGTAGTTTTAGAGTGGACACACAACACAGAGCCAGATTTAGCTTCTTATAATATTTACAGGCACACATCTAATACTAGTGGTTCAGCAACTTTAATAGGAAACTGTAGAACAGATTATTTTGTAGACGGAGGATTAACTGGAGGACAAATATACTATTACTGGATTAAGGCAATAAATACATCTGGTATTGTTTCAACTGCTTTTTCTACTGTTAAATCAGCTACACCAAGAAATGTTGAAGATACTGATGTAACACAGATAGCGGGAGATAAGATTCTAATAGACGGAGCAGTTTACTTATCTAATTGGAGAAAAACAGGAGATGTTACTAAGATAGACGGAGGTTCAATATCAGCTAATACGATTGCAACTACACAGTTAAATTTTACACCAGTACAAGGAACAGATGTTATCGCTAGTATAAATGCAAGTGCAGAAGGAATTGCAATAGATGCAGACAACTTAACAATAAATGCGGCTACTACTTTCGGTTCAGGATATGACCCAGCAGATAAGGTTGACGAAGTTGGAGGAGCTTATGATAGTGCAGCAAGTGGAGCAAGAGTAAGAATCTTCCCA